TTGTAGGTGTCGTCGTAAGCCATCACCGCATACGACGACACCGTGGGCGCCACCGGCACGATGCTGCCGCCGGCGCTGAGCGGGATCGACAGCAGGTACAGCGGGTGGTCGACGCCGTCGTGGTTGGTGATGGTCACCTCGTACGTGCCGGCCTTGTTCCAGCTGGCCAGCATGCTGTCGATGGTGGTGCCGGTGGCCACGCCCACATAGGTCGAGCCGTCATCCGGCAGCTCGGGGATGGTGATCTGCACCTTGTAGCTCTTGCCCGCGCCGAACTTCACCGCCGAGATGCCGACCCAGCCGGCGTAGGCAATCGCCTGCCGCACACCAAGCTGCCGCGTCGATGCCAGGGGCGCATTGGCGCCGCTGCCGCCGGGCGCGTGTTCCGCGTACGCACCGCCGCCGTAGCCGTTCGGGCCAGGCGGCTGCAGCGTCCAGCCGGCCCCAACCTGCCAGCCGCTGGCCGTGGTGTAGTCATCCAGCGTGATCGGGATGCGCGCGCCGGTGGTCGGCTCCAGCACGAAATCCCATTGCACGGCGTCGAAGCGCGGGCGGGCCTGGCCGGGGTGGCTGCTGTCGCCCGCGTGCGGCGGGTTGTCGTTGTTCGCGCCCAGTCGAACCTGCGCATAGGCCGCGCCAGTCGGCACCGTACCGGCCACCGACACCAGATCGTACTTGCCCTGGTCACCCTTCCAGATCACTGGGCTTAGCGCCGGGTTCGGCAGGTCGTTGTTCGCCAAATCCAGCCACGCGATGATCAGCTGCCCCGCAGGATTGGAGCCGTCCGGCTTGTTGAGGCTGATGCGGCAGCTCGCGCGGATGCGCTGGCCCGGCGTCACCGGTGCCACGCCGTCGCTGGCCAGCTGCGAAAGGCCGCCGCCCAGGTACACCGCGGCCTTGCTGCCATCCGCCGACCAGCCGGCCTCCACGCTCCAGTTCGCGTCGTCGCCGTTCAGCGCATGCCAGCCGCTGAGCGGCGTTGGATCCTCGAACGATCCGTTGGTAAGGCCGATCACCGTGTGATCGCCATATTTGACGTAGCTGGCCTCGATCAGCCCCACGCGCACCGTGCCTGCCGTGTGGTTGATCGGTACTACCTCCACGCGCGCGGTGATGCCAGCCGCGGGCGACGTGTCGATCACATCGTAATATGCCCACGGCTGCGTGCCGGTCACCTGCGGGCTGTCGGTAGAGCGGATCACCACGCCGTTCGCATCGAGGAAGCTGATGCGCAACACCACGGCGCCGGTCACGGCGTCCAGCCAGATCGGCACGCGCGCGTAGATCGTCGGCTGCGCCTGGATCAGCGGGAATTCCAGCACGCCGGAATTCATTATCGGCGTCGCCTGTGCCAGGTCGCCGCCCACGTCGTCGAAGCCGGTCGGCGGCGCGCCGTCGGCGCCGGTGAACGGCGCGCCGGCACCGCCCAGCACGTCCGTGCTGGGCGACGGCAGCTGGTCGCCGCCCACGCTCGACAGATCCGCCGTCACCTTGCCCTGCGGCGAGGCGTGCAGCACCAGCGCGGTTTTCGTCGCGTCCAGCACGAAATCCGGCGGCGCGGCCGCAGGGTTCAGCGGGTAGCCGCTGTCGCGCACATAGCCGATGCCAAGCACGGGCGCGTCGGTGACCACGTAGCGCAGCGCGGCGGCGTCGGTGAGCACGGCCGGCACGTTGCGGCAGGCGCCCAGCACGATGGGGCGCGGGGTGTTGGCGGCGGCGGGCTCGGCGTCGGGGCGAATCAGCGCGCGCTGCAGCGGCACGCCCAGCAGGCCCAGCGGGTCGCGGCAGGTGAGCTTGACGGTGAGGTCGTCCACCGCGCTCACGCTGTCGACCACGGCGCGGAACAGGCTCACGCGGTCGGCGTAGGTCTGCCCGGCGTCGATGGCGCCGATGCTCACCGGCAGGTCGCGCGCGTCGCTGGCCAGCACCTCGCTGAAGACGCCATCGACGTCGTAGGCGGTGAGCATCATCGCGCCCGTCTGCACCCCGCGCGCCCACGGCCAGAAGTCCAGCGAGCGCACCGCGCGCAGCTCGCTGTTGTCGCCGGCGAGCAGGCCCTGGTAGCGGGCGTTCGGTGCGGTGTCGGTGGGCGCGGCCAGCCAGTCCTCGCTTGCCAGGCGCAGGCCGCGGATGGACTGCGGCGGCTCGTACCAGCCATCCACGCCCGGCGGCGCGTACTCGAACGCGCGCTGGCCGGCATTGAGGAAGCAGCGCAGGCCGTACGCCTCGCTGCCGCCGAGGCTGGCGGCCAGCGCCCAGGGGCCGGTGCTCGGCAGGTTGGCGCTGGCCAGCAGCAGGCCGTTGCGATACCAGCTGACCGTGGGCTGCGTCGTCGTGAGGTCCAGCAGCACGCCGATCACGTCGCCCTTCGCGCCCGCGGCGACGGCGGCCACGCTGGCGCCGGCATTGTGGATCTGGCCGAGGTCGAGGCGGTAGCCGTAGCCGTTGGCGTCGCCGCCGGCATACGTGGCCAGCGAGGCGGCCGTGGTGGCCACGCCGAGGCTGGCCAGCAACGTGCCGGAGCCGTACACCAGCAGCTCGGCGTACCAGCGGCCCACCGACTGCGGCTGCAGCGCCAGCGCGGTGCGGTTGATGTCGGCGACGGCGTTCACGGCGAGCTGCGTGCCGGATTGCTCAAGCTCAAGCAAGGCGCCGAGGCGGGTGGCGTCGAAGATGGCGTAGCGTGGCGTCATGGGAGATAGGGCGACGTCGGCGGCGTGAAGTTGCTGGTGTGCAACGCGTTACCCTTGACCGCCAAAAATTCATCCATGTAGCCGTTGTAAAACCAAGTGGACTGATCGAAATTCATCCCGAGGACGACGGGCGCGGTAGGCGACGCGGTGATACCGCCGGTGTAGGCGCGAGAAGCGCACACAATACCGTTGACGAACAATCGGAACGTGGCGCCGTCGTAGTCAACCTCGACGTGCTGGAAACTGCCGGCCGTAATCACGCCCGCCGCACTGGCCACCGATGCGACGGCACCCCCCTCTAGATAATCGAACCGAATCACACCCGTGTTGAGAATAAGCAATCGGAATGAGGCATTGCTGTTAGAGGCCCACTTGCTGATCGGAGTAGCGACGCTGGGCAGCGTCAGGGGGAATAACCACATCGCGATGGCAAACGGCGCAGTACCGAAGTCGAAAGCTTCCGAGAGGCCCATATTCAGGTGGCCGGAGCCGCTGAAAAGAGCGCTCGTGTTACCGAACTTCCTTTGCGTTGTGCTAAGGGCTACCGTCGAACCATATGGCGTCCAGGTGTTGTCCTTCTCGTCAACAAAAACCAGGTCGCCATTATTTCCATCAAAATGCAAGAGGGAAGACACAGTGGAGGTCGTAACAGCGACACTTTGATCACTCGTCGCCGTCTGCCCATCGCCGGAATCCACGGCCACGGTGAAGTTGCTGGTGGCTGCCGCGGTGGGCGTGCCGCTGAGCCGCAGCTTGCCGTCGACGATGCTGAGCGCCAGCCCGGCCGGCAGCGTGCCCACGGTGACGCGCGGGTTGCTGTAGACGCCGTTGCCGCCGCTGATGGTGAGGTCGCTGCTGTAGGTGGTGCCGACGGTGGCGGCGGCGTAGGCGCCGGCGAGCGCCAGCGTGGTGTACGCGAAGCTGGCCGAGTCCGCGAGGTCGAAGGTGGTGCCCACGGCGTCGGTGACGCGCACTGTCCAGCCCAGCGCGCCGCCACTGGTGGGCGTGCCGCTGAGCGCGCCGGTGCTGGCGTTGAGCGTGACGCCGGCGGGCAGCGCGCCGGCCACGATGGCGTAGCTGTACGGAGGCACGCCACCGGCGGTGGTGTAGGCGTAGGCGTAGGCCGTGCCGGTGGTGCCGTTCGGCGCATCGCCGGCCAGGGTCAGCGGCTCGGCGATCACGCTGATGGCGAACGCGCGGTCCACGAAGGCGCCGCTGATGTCTGTGGCGCGCACGGTGAAGGCGGCCACGCCGGCGGCGCTGGCGGTGCCGCTGATGATGCCGGTGGCGCTGTCCAGGTAGAGGCCGACCGGCAGCGCGCCCGCGCTCACGGTGTAGGTGTACGGCGGCTGGCCGCCGGCGGCCTTCAGCGCGGCGCTGTAGGTGCCGAACAGCGTGACGCTGGGCAGCAGGCCGCGCAGGGTAAGGCCGGCGCCGATGTCCACCAGGATGATGCGGCGGGTCATAGGTTGCTCAACCCGTCGCGACGGCTGCCGGCGATCGTGCGCAGCGCGTCGGTGAGGCCTTGCTTCGCCATCTGCGTGTTCGTGCTGGCGGTGGTGTTGCTGCTGCCCTCGATGTTGGCCAGGCGCTCATTGATGGACGCCAGCAGCGCGATCACCTGCGGGTCGTTGGAGGCGATCGGCGTGGCGTTGGTGACCGTCGCGGACGTGATCGGTCCGCCGGTGAGCGTCTGGATCAGGTCGCGGCCCAGCTGCTGGATGGCGGTGACGATGCTGGCGCTGGCGTCCATCGTGGTGCCGGGGATGTCGGCCAGCTTCAGGCTGTCCAGGTAGCCGGCGAGGTTGGTCACGCCGAGATCCTTCGCCAGGTCGCTGAGGTTGAAGCCCAGCCCGCTGGCCGCCTCGGCGTAGCCGATGCCGTGCGTTGTGGAGATGTCCGCCACGTACTGCGCCAGCGTCTTCGCGTCGGTGAAGCGCGACATGGCCGCGGCCTGCTGCTGCAGCTGCTGCTGCTGCGCGTACAGGCCGGTGTACTGGCCGATGGCGTCCTGCAGGCTCTGCTGCCCGCCCGCGCCGGGCAGGCCGAGGATCTCCTGCACCTTGTTGTACAGGCCGGTGTAGTCGGCGCTGCTGGCATAGAGCTGGCGGCCGAGGCCCAGCACGTCGTCCGCGCTGGTGAGGCCGGACCTCAAGCCCTGCAGGGCAAGGTCCAGCTTCTCCTTCTCGCCCAGCGGCGACTTGTCGCCGATGGCCAGCTGCAGCGCGCTCTGCGTCTTGCCCTGCAGCTTGTCGAGCTGGGCGCTCACCGCGGCGAGGCTGTTGCCGGTCACGTTGTAGAGCCTGGCCGCCAAGTCCTGCGCCGCGCTGCTGAGCTGGGCGATCGCCGCCGCCGCCTGCTGCGCGGCGAACTGGTGGATGTTGGCCAGGTCTTCCTCGCGCGCATGCTGCAGCCCCGCCGCCTGCGCCAGCGCGTTGGCCTGGTCGATGTTGGCCTGCATCTGCTTGGCGATGGCGCCCAGCGAAGCGCCGAAGCCCGTACTGGCCGGCGCGAACTGGCCCACGAACTGCAGGTACTGCGCGCTGGCCTGCGCCAGGCGCTGGTAGGTATCCGCCAGCGCCTCGCCGTCGGCCTGCATGCGCTGCACGAACGCGGTGACCTGCGCCAGCGTGGCGGTGCTGCCCAGCGCCACCAGGCTATTGCCCTTGACGATGTCGGCCTGCGCGGCCAGCATCGTGGCCGCGCCATCGGCCAGCAGGTCGGCAGAATCGCGGAACTGCTGCGCGATCGACTGCGCAACGCTCCCCGCGCTGGTCTCCACCACCTTCACCAGCGCCTCGGCGCCGATGCGCTTGGCCGCCGCTTCCGCGGTGGCTTCCTTCCAGGTCTGGCCCAGGTAATTGACCATGTAATCGGTCGACTTCACCTTGCCCTTGCTGTAGTTGGCCTGCACTTGCAGCTGCGCGGTAATCATCGACGGCACGTCGATGCCGAGCTTCTGCGCGCCCTGGACCATCGTCTTGCTGATGCTGTCGTACAGCGCGTCGGCGGCCTTCTGCGCCTCGGCCGATGCCTCGATCTGCCGCGTGCGCCACTTCGCGCCGCTGAACAGCGCGCCCTGGCGTTTCTCCGTCAGCACCGCGGTGGCGTTGCCGCCATCCGGCCCAAGGTTCAGGTACGTCTGGCCCTGCGTGGCCTGGTACTTCGTGCCGAAGACCTTGCCGCCGCTGATCGCGTCGATCGCGGCGATGGCGGCGAGGATCCAGCCCACCACCGGCACCCAGCTCATGCCCGCCGCCGCCGTGCCGAACGCGCCGCCCGCCGCCGCACCCAGCGACGCGCCGCCGGCCACGCCCGCCGCCGTGCCGGCAATGCCCGCGCCCAGCGCGCCGTAGCTCACCGTCGACGCGGCCGTGCTGAAGCCGCCGCTGCCTTGCTTGCTGCCGTAGTAGGCGCCGAGCAGGCCGCCGGCCGCACTGGCGTACGGCGCGCTGTATCCACCGACGCTGAAAGTTCCACCCGCGGGCGCATAGCTGGTGGCGTAGGGATTGAATGCAACCGCGGTACCGCCGCCAGCGCCGTTGACGCCGTAAGTCATGCCCTGCACGCCGACACTGCCCACGTTGCCAGCACCGCCAGCAAGGCTGCTCCCCCACAGTCCGCCGCGCGACGCCCACTGGTAGGCCTTGTAAGACTGCACGCCGTTCTGCAGGTAGCTGGCGTAGCCGCTGGATGTGCTGCCGCCGCCAATACCGCCAGCGTCACTGCCACCGCCAGTGCCGCCGCCGGATCCACCACCGCCGCCGGAACCGATCATCGAACCAGCCAGGCCGATCAGGCCGCCGCCATAGCCGCCGCCGAAGATGCCGGCCAGCATCGGCTGCAGCACGCGCAGCTGCAGCCACGTGCTGATGATCTGCGCCACCACGTTCTTGGCGGCGTCGACCAGGCCGCGCCACAGATCCTTGACGCTGCGCACGTTGCGCACGAAGTAGTTGCCGATCGCGTCCGCCGCGGTTTTCGCGCCTTGCTCGATCACCTGGTAATAGCGCTCGGCCGCGCTGGTCTGGGTTTCGTAGCTGCGGACCTTGTTCGGCGTGTTCTTGAGGTCTTCAGCGTCAAGCTGGTTCTTCAGCCGCAGGCGTTCGTTGAGCTTGTCGTACTCGGCCCGCAGATCCTGCTGCGCCTTGGTGACCGGCACGCCGGCGCGGATCCACCCGGCGTAGGCCTGTGCCGTGTCGCGGATGGCTGCGTTGTAGGCAATCTGCTGATCGCTCAGACCGGCGAGCTTGTCGCGCAACTGCTGGTTCTGCTCGTCGAGCGAAGCACTGCGGTTGGCGATGTCGTCGTAGGCGCGTGCAAGTTCCCGCGCGGCATCGGCCGCGGCACGCCGCGCGGCGGTTTCTTCCTTCGTGGTGCCGGTATGCCGTTTGCTCGCTGCGGTCAATTCGTCCAGCCGCTTGGCGTTTTCGATCAGCGGCGCATACAACGACTCCAGCGTGGCGATGCGCGCCTTGCTGACGTTGTTGTCGCCCTTGGCCTGCTCGGCGGCGATCGCCAGCGATTTGGCGTATTCGAGCTGCGCAGCCTTGCCCTTGCCGTATGTGGCGACCTGCTTTTCCAGCTCGGCGTTCTGTTCTTTCAGCGAGCTGCGCAGCTGGTCGAAGCCGGCGGCTTCGTCGCGCGCGCCCTGGGCAAGGAAATCCAGATTCTCCTGGAACGCCTTGGCTACGATGCTCTGATTGATCTGCTCGGCAAGTCGGCCGGTGGCATCGCGCAACACCTCCACATCGTGCGCCGCGTTGGCCGCCGCGACGGCCATCGTGTCGAAGTTCTGCGCGCCGGTCATCGCGGCGTGTCCGGCTTCCAGCGACTTCAGGTGCGCCTGCGCGGTGGCCAGCGCTGCACGTTGCGCATCCAACTGGGCCTTGGCCTCGTCGAGCGCCGCCTGGGTCACCCGGCCGTGTGCATCCGCCAGCTGGTTCGACGTGTCGATCAGTTTGCTGGCTGCTGCCTCGGCTTCGGTCTGCCGCGTAGCCAGGTACACGACGGCCGCGGCAGCTGCCAGCACCACACCTGGCCAGCCACCCATCAGCGCCAGCAGCGTGCTGCCGACCTTCTGCAGGCCGGACATGGCCAGGCCGGTGAGCGACATGGCGCTGGCCACGCGCGCCTGCGCGGCGATCTGCGCGGTGGCGGCGGTCGCCAGCGTGGCCTGCACGCCGGCTTGCTGCCGGCCCAGCATGGCCAGTTCGTTCATCGCCGCGGACTGCCGCAGCTGCGCTGCGCTCAGGTTGTCCGTGGCGATGCGCTGCTCGCGCTGGGCGAAGCTGAGTACGCCGGCGGCCTTGGCTGCGTCCAGGTGGCGCTGTGCCAGCACCACGTCGGCCTGCGCTGCCTGCAGCTTGGCGGCTTGTAGCGCTTGCGTTTCGCGCACGGCAGCCAGCGTCGCGGCGACCTCCACCGAACGCGCCTTGGCGGCATCGAGCGCGGCCGCTGCCTCGGCGCGATCCGCGTTGACCGCTTGCACCTTGGCCAGTGCCAGGTCGGAGATCCGCTTGCCGTAGCCGGCGATCGCGGATAGCGCCTTCATGCCGAAGTTCAGCGCCGTGGCCGCGCCGACCGCCTCGATGCCGACCACCAGCACGTCGATGTGCTGCGCGATCTCGGCGATGCCACGGGCGATCAAGCGCGAGGCGCCGCTGGCCTGGTCGGCCTGGCCCACGTAGCGTTCCACCGAGTTGCGCAGCATGGTCCAGCTGCGCTCGATGGTCAGTGGCAGGTCGGCGAACTCAGTGCGCAGTGCACCGGCCTGGCCCTGCAGCGAGTCGATCACCGCCTGTGCCGTGATCTTCCCCTCGGCGCCCAGCGCGCGCAACTGGCCAATGGTGACGCCCATGCCGTCCGCGATCGCCTGGGCGAGCCGTGGCGTCTGTTCCAACACGCTGTTGAGCTCGTCGCCGCGCAACACGCCGCTGGCGAGGCCCTGGGTTAACTGGATGACCGCCGCGTTGCCGGCATCGGCCGACACGTGCGATAGCGCGATCGCCTGCTGGATGCTCTCGGTCAGCCCGGCCGCGCGCTCGAAGGCGGTGGCGCCTTCCACGCCCATGCCCCGCAGCGATCGCGTGAGCTTGGATGCCAGGTCGGCCGTGGTGGCCAGTGACGACGACGTGCGCTGCGCAATGCCGAACGCCACATCCTGCGCACGGGAGAAGCTCACCGTGTCGTCGGATGCCTGGCGCATCTGCGCGCCGATGTTGGCGTACTCGTCCGCGAACCGCCGCAGACCGTTGCCGACCTGCACCAGGGCAGCACCGCCGACCAATGCGCCGAGCGTGGTGGCGGCGGTACGCGAGATCCGGTCGAGCGCGCTCTCGATCGGCTGCAGGCCACGCGAGGCGGTGGCCCCGGCTTCTTGTCCAGCCCGGCCCACCTCGCGCTCGCCGGCAGCCGCTTCCCGCGTCGCCTGGTTCAGCGAGCTGGCGTTGCCGGTGAAGCGGATGCCTACGGTGTAGTTGGTTGCCATGCTGGGCCTATCGTCGTGATGCCGCCGCGGCGTTGACCTTGGCGTTGATCGCGGCGGCGGCGGCGCGGCCCATCAGCTGTACGCCCGCGGCCACCTGCTGCCTTTCGTTTCGTGGCAGCCGCCGCGTGCGCATGGCGGCTTCCACTTCCAGCGCCGCCACGCCCATGCACACCGCACCACCAGCCCCGCCAACAAACGTGAGTTGGCAATCGCCATACACGCTGACCGTGGTCCAGTTGTCGGCCAGCACCTCGATCTCGCTGCGGGTGACGGTCGCCGTTTCGGCTTCCGCCACCGCTTCGGCAGGCGCCCCGGCTTGTCGCAGCTGTTCGGCCAGGGTGATGCCTTCGTCGTCACCTACGGTCCCGCCCGCGCTGAGCGCTAGCGCGACCGACTGGAGTTTTTTGCGCCGGCTCCGCCCAGCGTCTCGAAGAAGGTGCGCACGGTGGCGCCGGCGTAGGCCAGTTCGCCCTTGATCGCCTCGCGCGCCTCGGCGAACGCCATCGGACTGCCGTCGCCGTTGGTCACTTCGGCCACGCCCACCAACACTTCGTCCAGTACCTCGGCGTCGGAAGGCTTGCGCGCGACGAGCTCGTCGAACTGGGTGCGGTTGAGGTGCTTGTACTCGGCGACGAACGAGGCGTCCTGGTTGCGGTCGGCGTCGCTGGTGAGCAGGGTCACGTAGACGCGGGCCTTGAACGTGTCGATCTTTTTCAGCTTGAGGCTCATGTGTGCGGTTCCTTGTGTGGGGTGAAACGGTGTTGCGTGGAGAAAATGCCCGCCCTTGCATCAGCGGCGGGCCTGTCGGGAAAGAGGAAGGCGATGCGCGAACGTCCGCGCATCACCGGGCGGTTACGCCGCCAGCGCGATCGACCACTCGTCGTCGCCCGCCGTGGTGGGCACGAACGAGAGCTGGGCATCGAGCGTGGCGCGGTCGCTGTCGTTGCCGTACTTGGGCTGCAGCAGCTGGGCCTGGGCACTGCTGAAGGTGATCTTGTCCACCACGCCGGTGCCGTGGACGAAGCTCAGGTCGCCCAGCGTGTTGCCCTTGGTGGCGGTGAAGTAATCCTTGTCGGAGATCTTCGGGGCAAGGATGGACACGCTGCCCTTCGACTCGCGGTCGGTGATCACCACTTCCTGCTCGCCGGGGTTGTCGAAGTACGTGACGACGTTGCCCTGGTCGAAATCGAACGTCTTGAACACGCTGGCCAGCGTATGCACGGTGACCTGCTGGGTGTTGTCGAACGTCACCGGCTGCGGCACCTGGAAGCCGGCCCAGCCCGTGGGCGCCAGGGCGGCGGTGCTGGTGGGCGTGTTGTAGATGCCGGTGAACTGGAAGGTCAGGTGCGGGATCTGGCCGCTCTCCACCTTCAGCTGGAACGTACCGCGGGCGCCGGTCAGCATGTGCTGCTGGCCGTCCATGTTGAAGTACAACGTGAGCGACTCCAGGCCCGCGCTGTCCGGCGCATACGTCACCGAGGTGGCGGCCACGACGGTTTCCTTCACGCCGCAGGCCTTGATCAGCGGGCCCCACTTGGGCGCGGTGCCCAACGTGCCGCTGCCCACCAGCTCCACGTCGAACTGCAGCATGCAATGCACGCCCACGTGCAGCTGCAGGTCGTTGCCGAAGGTGGGGCGGTCCAGGTTGCGGCTGATGGTATTGCCTTCCAGCGGGCTCAAGCTGGCGTTGCTGGTGACGATGGCGCCGCTGCCGGCTGCGGCTACGGCGGTGCCGTAGATCAGCTCGGCCATCGCGATCACCAGGAGTGATTTGCTGCGCAGGGACATGGCTTACTTCTCCTTCTTGGTCGACGCGGGGGCGACGGCCGGGGCGGCCGGCGCGGCGGCCGGTTCGGGTTTCGGGGTGGCGGCCTTGGCCGGCTGCGTGCCCTTGTCGACGCGCAGCAGCTTGCCGGTTTCGTCGCGGTACTCGGTGGTCATGGCTTCGTTGCCTCGCGGTCAGAGAAAACGTTGGGTGATGAGGGAGCAGCGGGCGCCGTGGCACACCACGCCGGCGAAGCTCACCGGGCCGGCGTCCTCCAGCTGCAGGCCGGCTTCCTGGCCGCCGGCCAGCGCGCACTGCGCGACGGTGCCGCCCAGCGTGTCGTTGGCGCGGAACGCGTCGCGCAGCTGCTCGATCAGGTTGTCGAACACCAGCTCGCTGGCGTTGGCGTCGTCGAACGCCATCACGCCCTGGATGCGCCAGCGCAGGTACTCCACGCTGCGCGGCTGAATGCGGTCGGTTTCCACGATCTGCCGCCGGCGCACGAACCAGCCGCGCAGGCCGAGGCCGGGCGCCTGGTACATCGCCTTCAGGCCCGGCATGTCTTTCGCGTAGCGCTCGCGGTCCTGCACCATGCCGATGTTCGGCACGGTGTTCATGGTCGCGACGATCGCGGCGCGGATGTCATCGGCGGCGCTCATGCGGGCAATCCGGTCAGGCGGGCCGCGATGCGCGCGATGCCGGCGTCGAACTTCGCGCTGATCTCGCCCTGCAGGCGCGCGTAGGTCTGCTGCCACACCGGCTTGGCCTCGGTGCCGAAATGGCGGATCTTCCAGGCGATGCCCTGGGCCATGTCCTCGGCCTCGTCGTCATGCAGGCCGATGCGGGCCTCCACCCAGTCGACCAGGGCGTCGATCGCGTTGGGGCCCACGCGGTGCGGTTTGGTGCCCAGCTCCAGGTATTCGGCATAGGGCTCCTTGCTGGCGACCAGGCCGAGCACGTTGTCGGCCAGCGGGTGCTCTTCGCGAAACACCGTGCCGGCCACGCCGGCGCCATGCAGGCCGCCCGCGCCGCGCGGCAGCTTCTGCATCAGCTCGCCCTGCACCAGCAGGTCGCACTCGGTGATGGTGCGCAGCATCTCTTCGCGGGTGATGTCCGGCGCGCGCCGCCACAGGTCGGCCAGCTGCGTCACGCGGTGCGTGTCGACGACGATGTCCATCAGCGCGGCCAGACGCGGGTCGGGTGGAACATGCGGCGGTGGCCCAGGGCGTCGTAGCGCTCCAACTGCACGGTGACGCTGGCGCCCTTGGTGCGGTCGCTGGGCGCCACGCCGACCACGCGGGTGTACGCCGCGGCCAGGTCTTTCGCGAGCGCGCGGAAGCGGTCGCTCTTGGTCTTGTAGTCGACCGTGTCGGCGGCGATGCTCGGCTCGCCCTCGGTGGCGTAGTAGCTGGCCAGCTGCGCGCACAGGTAGCTGGCGGCCAGGCTGGCCACCGCCTGGCGGTGGCGCACCGGCACGGTGTCGTCGGTGGTGTCGACCAGCTGCTCGGCGGTGTAGGTGATGCGCAGATCCTCGCCGGCGGCGAGGGTCAGCGGCAGGTCGAACTGGCGCCCGGTCGGCGCGCTGTAGATCGAGATCTCCGCCAGCAGCAGCGTACTGGTCGGGATCTGCCCAACCGGGTACTCCACGCTCAGCAAGCGCGAGTCGGCGGTGAACCCCGCGGGCACGTCGATGCGCTGCCCGCCGGGTGAAACGACATCAACCACCACCTCGCGCGGCCGGTCCGCCGAATACTGCGCCAGCGCCGCGGTGATCGCGGCGTCGCGCTGCACGTCGGAGATGACGTCGCCGCGACCGCTGTCGCGTACGAGGTCAGCCACCAGCGTCTGGTAATCGGCAAGGGACATGGTTGCTCGGGGTCGGTCGGTGTCGTCAGGAAAAGGTGGCCATCCCTGGCCAGGCACGCACGGGGTGAATCAAGATCAGGCGACGATGGCGCCGTAGAAGCCGCGGAAGTCGCGCACGGCACCGCTGTAGATGTGCCGGATCTTGTATTTGATCTGGTCGTTGCTGAAGAGCGAGCCCTGGGTGGGCAGGTCCTGCACGAACAGCTCGGGGTCCTGGCTGCCGTAGAAGCCCATCTCGATCAGCGGCACCGCGGCGTTATCGGCCGCGGCGTACCAGTTGTTGGCGTCGGTCCAGTGGTCGACCACATGCACGGTCGGCACGCGGCTCTGCACGAACGTGGCATCGTTGTTGGTGCCGCGCTGGAACAGGTTGTAGGCGGTCTCTTCCAGGTCGGACGGGATCACCAGATGGCGCAGCGTGATGCCCAGGCGCTTGGCGCTGGTCAGCTCGGCCTGCTTCTTCATGGCCAGCCGCGCCGCGGCAAAGCTGGTGGCATCGAGCGCGGCGGTGCCCAGGTTGTTGTGGCTGGCGTGGAACAGCGCCACGGTGTCGTAGATCGCCGCGTTCGAGTCCAGGAAGCCATAGACGAACTCGTACAGCGTGCGGCCGGCCGCGGTGGCCAGCGCACGGGGGATGCGGCGCAGCAGGCCCACGTCGTCGTTCGCGATGGTCTCCATCGAGATCGTCTCGGTGCCGCCGCGCTTGGTGACGGCATACGAGGCAGCCTCGTCGCCCGGCGAGCTGAGCGCGGCGTACGGGCCGTTCTCGGCCACCGCCGGCAGGTTGCCGTAGCCGCCCAGGCGGGNGCGCTCCTGCGTGCGGAAATCGGTCACCGGCACGATGTCGCACAGCCACTGCCAGTCCTTGTAGGACTCCAGCGCGCCGTACTCGCGGATCATCGCGCGGGTGATCGAGTCGCCCAGGATATTGCTGAACGTGGCGGCGCTGACCGCCTCGCGGAACTTGTCGCCGCCCGCCGCCTCGCGCAGCCGGTCGACGTCGACGTTCTGCATCAGGCCGGTCACCTGGCGGTCGCCCGTCAGCTCGACATAGCACTCGCGGAACGACATGGCCCGCTTGGTCGGGTCGAAGAAATCGTCCAGCATCGCGGCCATCTTCTCCGCGCGGCCGTCGCCGGCCTCGATGAACTGGCCGAGGCCGGTGACCTTGGCGCCATCGACGATCTTGCCCAGGTACTCGCGCTCGCCCTTGATCGCCGCTTCCACGTCGGCCGCGGTGAAGCTGGCCGCCTCGCGGAAGCGTTCGTTGAGTCGAACCTGCGTGGCGAGCGGCAGTTTGCTCTCGGCGATCGCCACGCGCGCATCGGCGCGCGCCTCGATCATGCGGGTGTGCTCGACCAGCTGCTCGCGGGTGATGCCGTCGCCGGTGCCCGAGCTGCGGTCGGCCGAGGCCGCCA